CTGAACACAGAGATGGTATTAAAGAATATGGTGGTGAAGATACTGATTATAATAAGGACGGCAGCATACGCACTGATTTTACTGATGAAGAATTGAAAGGCGCAGACATTGTAAGTCAGATGGTAGATTACAACCATATATTCCTTACCACTAAACCAGAGCATTTATACTTAATTTATAATTTGCTTTTAAATATAGGTGATACAAATATTTTCAAGTTTTTTGAAAATCAGGGTATTCCATTATCAACATATAGCAGAGATGAAAATGGAAATATGGTTAAGAATACCTGGGCTGATGAAAAATGTATGGAGGCTAAAGATCAGCATATATGCGATACATTGGCTGAGATGCTTTATTCAGTTGTAGCCGAAGTAAGCGGACTTGTGGTAGAAGTTGAAAAGCTGAAATATAATAGCGATAATAAAAAGTTTTTTACTGAATTACCCGAGAGGATTAATGCAATAATGGATTTACAAATATCCATTCTTTCCTTGCCGTACAAAACAGAAAGGAGTTAAATATGGGAAATACTGAGCACATTACCCACGCTGTTTTTACCAACATAACTGATGTTGATACTCCCGAACATTTTGAAGAAAGCTTAAATATGATGTTCGATTCGTTTATGAATTCCGAAGCCGCAGATACAGCCAGATTACGACTGGAGGTTTATGGGCATTACCTTAACTTGAAAAAGTTTTTAAAGGGAATAAAAATGATTGAATGATTGGCCTTCGATAAACTCAGGCTGACAAAAAAGGGGCAATTGCCCCTTTTTTTTATATTTGTGGAAATTTAAAACTGAGCAAAATGGAAAAAGATAATGAATTAGAAGAAGATTTCGTAAGAGTCAATGAATACATAAAACAATGTAATTTCTTTGAAGCCGCTGAAATCATTGCAACTTATGTTTACATACTAACAGACAACCGCAAAAAGGACTTCAATGAGTTTAAAACTGATTTGAGTTTATTTCTTAAAGAACTTCCGGAGGGTTTTGTCAAGTTTGCGGCATTCAAGCATCTCATCGAAGAACTTGCAAGGATGGCAGATGAAGGAAAATATATGGATCCCCGAAGCGTTCAAAATTAACCTTCTTATTTTTTCCTTGTATTCAAGTTCCTCAATCGTAAACGGGATACCGTTTTGCAATTTATAAGTTATTTGTGTTCTCATATTGAATAGTTTTAATAATTTCCTGTTATTACCGGAGTAACCGTTACCGGAGTTGTTATAGGCATAGCATAATTATTGCGTAGGTTGCAGGCAAATTGCATTAGAAATACTTTCAGCCCGTCCTCACGTTTTTCGCTGCCATATCGCACCGCATTAAGTCTGTTAAAGTGATTATCCCTATATGCTCCTTGTCCGTCACTTAAAATATTGCCCCCAAATCCCTGGAGCCAGGAAGTTATTTTATTTATCAGCTTCATTCGGGCAAATGCATACTCACGTTGCGGAGCTATTATTCCTGCTGCCACGTGGGTGTCTTCGTAAATGTCGAATGCAATACGGATATTAATATTTGTATTACCGGTTAGCAGATTGTTAGAGACATTGCTCCAGTCTATGCTCTGTATATCTATAAGCGCACAGGGGAACTGTATCGGGTATTCCTGTTCCAAAACTTCAAGTTGTCCCCAGTCCCAATCTATCCAGTTAAGTTCGGGTACGTTTGCTTTTAGGCGTTCGGAGATGCTTTCAAATAAGATGTCCATAATAATAAGATTTAATTGTCATTACGCTGCGTTGTTATTAATTGTCATTACGCTACGCTGTCATTAATTGTCATTACGCTGCGCTGTCATTAATTGTCATTACACTTGCTGTCATTGTGTGAATACTTTATTCAGTTCTTCTTTTATAAATAATGTTAATTGTGCAGTAAGAGCTTCGCTGGGGCCAAGAAAACGGCGTTGCGGTAACTTCATGTGGCGGGTATGAGCCTTTACATTGCCTGTTCCTACCTCAACCCTGCTGAACCTTCCTTTCTTTGTTTTAACACTGTACAGCTTTTGTTTTTGCGTTTTACGGCGTGAAAAAGCATTAACTGTAACCTGTTTATCAACACCCTCATTATGGGCTTCTGCATAAGGTACATCGGTGCCGATAGTTACCCTGTTACGTGTGGCATTTAATATTCTTATACTTCTCCTGAGTCTTCCTGAGTCAATTAATAAAGCTCTGCCCTTGTTGCGTTTTACACCTGCTTTGCGGCGTGCCCATGGAGATAATGTAATATCTTTCCATGCCTGATCCCTGAAGCGCTGTTTACTAAAATTTACCATAATAGTTCCAAGTTGCGATGGCAGGGTCTCCATCATGCGGTTGAACTTTGACTGAAGTTCCGAGAAATTAATATTATGATCATTAGTCATTGCGCTTCGCTGTTATTAGTTGTCATTTGGCTACGCCGTCATTAATTGTTGAAAAAACTTGACTTTGTATATTTAAATATCGTATATTTGCAGAGGGAATAATTTTAAATAATGTCAGTTTGCTACTGGTGGCGTTTAAGGTTATTCCTTCTTTATTTTATCTACTATTGAATAAAGATGATATGAGTTGTCTTTTCTCTCTTTAATAACAATCCATGAGTCTTTTCCCGCAATGTTTATTTTCAGGTAATGATAATTAAGAATTCTGTCTTCAGTATCAGGGACAATAGTATGTTCTTTGGCTCCTGTAATTAACCTGTCTATTTTATATATTGCAATATTTTTCGCATAATAATTGTCATGTGGTTGATCGGTAGCTTTCTTTATTCCCTGCCATTCAATATTTATATCCGCATCCATTACTTTATTATATGCTTTTTCTTCGCCATGTAATTGTGTCCATGCTCTTACTGTTGTTCTACTCAATGTATCAGAAGCTTTCTTTACGTCATCAGGAATACCTTTAAAGTAAGGATGTTTTTCAGGGAATATTAATCCGTGTTTAGCAGTGTTAGTGCGAAATAGCGTATTAATAACAGGCTTATTTATTTCTTCAGTATCTGTTTCCTGAGCATCGCCCGGGAGCTGGATCACGTCGCACCGGCAATTATATCCGTTGGGAGGGTAGTAGATATCCCAGAACGGATCGTCAATGCGTTTTATCACTCCGTCAAGTACTGCATGCTCTTCACGCACCCTGTCATCACCGGCAGTTACATATTGCAGATAAGGCATACTGTCGGCATTTTTTTGGAAGTCAACCCAACGACCGGCCATTTGTCCGCAACCGATAGCTGTATTATATTCGGTATTAAGCCAGTCGGTGTTATACTGATAACTTATTTTTCCGGCAGCTTCCCGAAATTCTTTAAAGCTTCTGATGTTACCATCATTATCTTTTAAAGCTGTTGTAATATCCTTTAAATTCTGATAATTTTTTGCAGCTGCAAATTGATATACATTTTTATCAAGGTTGGCGATCATATTCCAATCGGGCGAATTATAAGCTACTTCAGGGAGTGATGCGCCGTAACCCTGAATTACTGCATCTTTTAATTTACCGGCAACTAAAGTTGTAAGTTCCGGATCTATATCGCCTTTGAATTTACCTGTATAAATATCCTTTGCAAGCTTATCGGCACGCTTATTTATTTTATCCTGGTACTTCTTATCAATGGATGCAGAAAAATGAAACTTACCGCATATTTCGCAGGGTTGATACAGATTATTGAACGAGGTAAGATGTTCATAATTGCCCGCCGCTATTCGCGGGCGTACTGAAAAAAAAGGCGATCCCACAAAGTTAGTTTGGAGTTGGGATCCGGGAGTTTAGAGTTTGTTTTTTTGGGATCCGGATTTGCAGGAGGTAAAGAAAATGGATTGTTGCGGGCTGCGTTTTCTTCATCCTTCTTTGCCTTCAGTTCATCATAGTTTTCAGGTTTGGGAATTCCATAGGTTTCGTAGAAGTAATCATCGCCAATAGGAATTATTCCATTTAAAGCGATGTCAATGTCTTTTCGTGTTGTTAATGACATTACTTCATCTTCAACAAAATTAAACTCACCATCGGCAGGATAACCGTGTTTTAAAAGGAAATTTTTGAATTCATTATTCAGGAATCCCTGTATAAAAAGTTTGTCGGCAAATTCAATTTCTTCCTCCACTGCGGCGTGAACTGTGCCAAGAGCCTGTGTACCCTGAGCGCCATGGTCTGTTGTTAAAGTTTGACCAAGTATAAGTTTTGAAATTTCTTTATTGCATATTTCAATTAAACCTGAATACAAATCTGCTGATCCTGTTTTACTATTCGATTCAATCAGTTCAATAGTTGTTCCCTCCGGATAAATGCACCAGGCGCTGGAGCCCATCTCCTCTAAACTTTGTTTAAGTTGAGTGCGTCCGTTGGCATCTTGTGGATTATAAGTTCCCTTCCTGAGTGGTTGACCAAACATTTCTGAAAACTGGCTATAATCAGCTAAACAGTTACGTTTATAAATTACATATTGCGCCGCTTTAACTAACAAACCAAGATTGCCTGGCTCACCGGCTTCGATCATAAAATTTGAATATGGAGCTTCACGATATTCCAAACCGTTCTGGTCGTTCTGATTTATCAATATTAATCCTTTCTCAGGAACAACGTGTTTACGTGGTATAAGATGTGGTATAAGAGCATCAGGAGTTAATTCAAATTCAATAAGTGTATGTCCCCAGAAACGGCAATCAAGAACATCTGTTATCATTTGGATGAAAAATGGAGATTTAATAAGTTTACATATTTCTTCATTTTCTTTACCATCTTTTGCAAAAGTGATGGGTGATTTTAGAACTGCAATTTTACGCTTGTCAATTACTGAACTCAGGTGAGCATCCAACAGAATATCGGAATAGAGATCTAATAGTTTTATTTTGCGTGGGAATTGTATATTTTCTGCCGATTGAATAGCGCTTCGCCATATTTCAATATCAACAATTGTACGTTGTATTTGACGAATATCAAGTTGATAAGTCACAATTTTACTTGCAGGCATTTTACCGGCTTTACGGATTGCAGTTGTTGTTTTAGCCATGTTAAAAAAGTTTAATGTTTAATGTTAA